ATGCTTGGCTTAACATAATAGCGTCTTTCCTTAACTTCTCGTATTATTTCTTCTGATTCTCTTTTGAATTTTTTTAACATACTTTCAAAAATAGAATCTATTGGAACATTTTCTGGTAATTGAATTGATTTTTTAAATTCTTTGTTTTCTTCCATTGTTACTCCTTTTTCAATCCTGCAAAAGCTAATAATAAAGCATCTGCAATATTATCATCTATTATTTTTTCTTCTACTACATTACTTATCCATCTCATAATTTCTTTTTTCTTATCTTTTCCTTTACTTCCTTTAGGTAAATGAGATTGAAATCCTACTAATTTACGTGCAGTTGTAGGAAAGATAATTTTTATTTCATTAAATTTATCGCATAGTTTAGCATAAAGAATTCCTTGTAAACATCTGAGGAAACCGAAAGTAACAACATTTATTTTAAGAAAGGAATTTTCAAGTATCAAAATAGAATTATTAGAAATAGAAATATTAGGAATTAATTCTTTATCTACAAGATTTACAAAATCAGAAAGATGTTGAGAATATTTCTCTGATTTTTCTTCTAAATCTTTGGGTAGCGGAGGAAGTGCTAAAATAAAAGTTTTAATTCTTATTTTTCCTTTTAAAATAGAAATCATCGCAATTCCAGATTTAGTAGCAGTATCAATAGCAAGACAAAATATATTATCCTGAAGTTTAAATCCAAGATTCTTTTCAAGTTTCTTTAATGATTTAATCATTTTCTATTTGATTTAAAAATCTTTCTATTAATTGTAATTTATTTCCTATTTCTATTAAAATATAACATAAATATCCATTAATTGTATATGTATCTTTTTCCCAAGAATCCCAAATTTTTACTTCTATTGTATAATTATTTTGTGCCATCTATCTTCCTTCTCTCTTTTGGATTTAATATTCATTTTTTTATTATTGTGCTTTTCCTTTTTTGTTTATATTTAATCCTTTAATTTCGTAAGAAGCATCATAATTAATATTATCTCCTTTTGGATAGGGCAATATTTTCCATTTAAGTGCTGCTCTCATTTCTTTCTTTTGTTTATAATTGCCAAGAAACATCAAATATCGGTGTTTTGGTGTAACTTTTATCGGTTCATAACCATTTTTTATAGCATTTTCTATACTTCCAGTACCTAATCTATTAAATATTACTTTCCTATGATACATTTTTCCATCTTTTCTAAATTCAATATCCCCACAACCCATTCCAGTATATAACCAATTAAGTGCCTGATAAATATAACCATGATGTCCTTGTCCACTATCAGAATAAGAAATAACTGTTATTGGTTGGGGCAATAACTTTAAACAAGAACTAACAAAAAAAGACAAAGTGTTTTTTGGTAATAATTCGTTTACAATTAATCGGTTAAGTTCTATACACCGATAATTTCCTAGTAAATTATTTAAAGAATTATTTGCACTCATTCCAAAGGTACAAACTCCTTGCAAAATATTATTTTTATTATAAAGACCATAAGAATAAATGATAATAGCAGGAATTCTATGTGCATAGTGTTTATTTAAAAACCACTCATAAGTTAATTTCTTATCAATATTTTTAACAGAAAAATCTAATTTATTAAAATCATATACTTCTTCTTTACGTTCTTTTTTAATTGGAGCGGAGTTAGCGACTTGCACGCTACTCTCGGAACTGGAAGTTCCGCATGTCTTTTTCGACACTTCCCCTGCGAATTTAGTTTTAAGTTTTAATAATTCTTCATCACTTAATTTAGATAAATCCATTAAATTAATCCTCTTCTTTTAAGTTCTTCATTAATTTCTTTTTCGGTAAGATTATCCTGTTTCTTTGTTTTCTTTACTTTAATTTCTTTAATCAATCCCAAATCCCATCCTAATGCTTCAAAAATATTCTCACACTTTCCTATTATAGTCTTATCAACCATTTTCTTCCAGTTTACAGTAACTTTTTGGTCTATTTGATTTTCATTTAATTGTATATCGAAAGCATCTCTTTTAATATGGTCGAAAATCTCCTCATCAAATGCCATTACATTTTTATCTATTTCTTTTTCACTTGATTTTTCTTCTTTTTCTCCAGTTTCTTTATTCTTCATACTTCTTGTTGCTTTTCTAATTGCTTTTCCGAAAGGTTCTACATAAATATAATAAAAAGTATCTCCTGCAACTTTAGTAAATCCACATAATTCTTTAGAATATTCTAATGCTCTTGTAAAAATTGGAGGAGATTTATAAACTGTAATATTATTAATTTTACAGGGAAACCCAATGTCTATTAGAGGTACTATTTTAATTCTTTCTTTTTCTGTATTAATAAATTCTATAATTTGTGATTGGGTCTCCCTATCAAGTATTTTGTCTATTAATTTAGTCTGGAATTCTTGCATGAATTTGCTGCTATCTTTGCGTTTGGCTTCTACTCCTTTGATTTCTTTTTTAATCTTTCCATCTTTCTTTTTTAAATATCCTACATAATGACAAAGAGCTACTATTAAAATTTTTTCATAAATTCCTTCTAAATCAAATTCTATTCCTATGTTATCTTTATTATATTTTTCTTTAGCCCATTGTTTTACTAAATTATTACATAAACTTAAAATATCTAATCCCAAATCAGTTGATTTAATAAAAACAGAATCGGTATCCAAATAAATAACTTCTGCTCCATTTTCTTTTAATTTTATTTCAACATAATGAAGTAAATCCCTAATAATTGAAGTAATCGCACTTGCTATGTTTACATTATAAAGTCTAAAAACTTTCAATGCAGTAACTCCAAATAAAGAATTAACTAATGCTTTTACTGCATCGTATTTCATTTGGAGGTCTTTTGCTTCAGGAGTTTCGGGGTCTAATAATTTAAGTTGTTTCTTTAAATAATCTTTTTTGATTATTAACTTCCTGGCTAATGTAGGTAATAAAGCATTTGAATTTTGTTTAAAATAAACAGGATACTTTATTTCATTAGTTTCTCGGTCAGTAATATCAATTTTTAATTCGTTTTTATTTTGAGTAAGATTTGCAATATCTAAACAAAAATCAATAATAGCCATGGGGTATGCGCTACTCAAATCGAGCTTATACAAACCTTCAAAACGACCTAGTTCGGCTCTCCTGTAGGCTCCTTCGAACTCAATTTCTTCAATAAAATCTTCTCCATAATGTTTGGAAGGAAGTACTATTCCTTTTGATTTAGCTTCTGATAATAACATCATATCTAATACTTTCGAATTCCAAACAATATCTTCCCAAAGACATTTTCCCATTCTACGAATTTCATCATAATAAGGGATAATCTTTTTTTCTTTCTCAATTCCAACCATTTTCTTGATGTCTTCTATGTTCTTCTCTTTTATTTCTTCAGTAATTTGACTAAAATCTGCTTTTTTATTTAAAGGAGTATTTAAGTATTTATGAGCAATAGAATCCAAAGCATAAGATACTTCTCCTTTATAAATTTTCTTAAATAAATCCAAATAATCTAATATACTTATTCCTGTAGGATAAGGAATCTCGTCTTCTTTCCTACCGTATCTCATCTTACTTATTGGAGAAATTAATTCTGCTAATTCTAAATTCCATAATCTTTTTATCCGAGCAACCAAATAAGGATAATCAAATTGGACAAAATTCCAACCTAAAATAAGGTCGGGTTGAGTATCTTTAATATAACGAATTGCATTTTTTAATAAATCATCTTCAGCCATTTCTAATTTATCTTGTTTGTAATCCAATTTTTCAAATATTAAATCTTCAAGATAATCTTTAATAAACCAATTTCGGATGGTTTTTTCTAATGAATTATAAATAGAAATTGAAGTAATTGTTTTATCGGGATTAAGATAAGAAGGCAATTCTTTTGTTTGAATTTCAATATCAATAAATAAATATTTAGTTGGAGAAGGAAGAATTTCACTTACCTTATCAATCATGTAACGTTTTGGATAAATAACATCTGCCTCATAAGAAGTATCTGTTTTCCGTCTTTTTATTTCTCCAGGTTCTCTGCAAGTAATTTTCGATACTTTTTTTCCGTCGATTGTTTGATAAATTCCTTTCGGGTCCTCTTCATAAAAATAAGGTTTAAAAATAGTATCCTGCATAATAGTAAGAGAACCATCCTTCTGTCTATTAAAAAGATATATCTTATTTCCTATATTGGCTATATTTTTTAAAGGATAATTAAGCATTATTTCCCTTTATTGTATTCTTCAAACGCTTTATATAATCTTCCTTCTTTAGGTAATTTAGTCCAATCATTATTTATACTTAATAATAATTGTTTGCATTTATTATCACAATGTAAAGTTTCTTTAATCCCTTTCATTGAAAAACAATTAACCAATTCATTTGGGTCTATCGGTAAAATATACTTCCCACAAACATCACAAATTGCTCCTGAACTTGTTATCATTCTATCTCCTTATTTATAATCAATAATTAAATGAGCAGGAATCCAAATTGCATCCCTCCCATTATCTATTAATAAATTCATCATTTTATTTGCTCCAACGGGGTTCATGCTATGAATATAACAAAGTGTATCTACTTGTAAATTATTTTCAATAAGTTTTTTTATAAATTGATAACCTGTATTTTCTTCTGAAGAATCAACCCAATGACGACTATCCAAATCATGGTCAAGCATCATTACTTTAAATTCATTAAGCAAACATGATTCATACGCATCCTTAACATTATCAAAAATAAATAATTCTTGATTTTTAAATAATTGTTTAAATTTTTCTATTCTTTCAAAATTATCTTCGAGTATTAAAATTTTCATTTTAATTCTAATCCACAATTACCACATTGAGTTGATAAATTATTTTTTAGTGGACCATCACATTGACATGGAATCCCATCAGTATTATCTACAGGAGTTATTAAATCTTTAGTAGTTGCAATATAATCTGCGGTATAAACACAAAGTTCTAATAAGGTATAATCTTTTATCTCTTTTTTTATTATTTGAGGAGTCCACAATCCCATGTGAAAACAAATACAATTATTTATTTTTTGTAGTATTTCATCATTAAATTCGTCGCTAATTATAAAATAATTATGAGCATATACAGGATGATTTTCATAATCGGCATAAGTTATTTTAGGGTCTTCTTTTGGAGAAGGAACTTTAGCAATATCATGTAAAATAGTTGCAGATAAAACAATATCTCTATCTATTCCTTTTATTCCCCATCCATCGCACAATCTATTGGCAATATAAATAGTTCTTTTTACATGAATTAATAATCCACTTTTTATGCAAGTACATGTTGGATGATATTTTCCTGTAGAAGAAGCCATTCCAATAAAAAAATAATTTGGAGTATTATTTAAAGTTGATTTGGTAAAATTTTTAATTTCTTGATTTTGAATTAAATTAATTTCTTGTTCTAATACATTCTTATTCATTTTATTTCTTTATCCTCTTTAAAATAATAATCATATAAACTATACTTAATATTAGAATATACACTATCAAAAGTTTGTTTATTTAATTGACAGAACTTATGTAAATTTTCAAAAGGAATAGTCATAGTTTCCTTCCCATAAGTAATTTGTAATGGTTTTTTCTCATCAATACATTTTTGAATAATATAACTACGAACAGAGGCAAATCCTTTATAAAGTTTTTTGATTTTAACTTTTTTCATTTAAATATTTTATTGCTTTCAATAATATTTTAGAATTATCATGAACTAATCCTAATAATAAATTACAGCCATGACATAACAATCCTCTAACTTTACCTGTGTAGTGGTCATGGTCTATATTTAATTTAGATAATTTTTTGTTGCATATCAAACATTTTTTATTTTGATTTTCATACATTTTATAATAATTTTCTAAAGTAAGATTATATTTTAATTTTAAATGCGATTTCCTACTTGACAACTTGTTTAATTTTTTTTCCCCTATATCATAACATTCTTTAGAACAATATATTTGATTGGATGCAGATACAATAACTTCTTTATTGCATATTATGCATTTAATTAATCTTTTAATTCTCTCTTTTGGACGTTTTTCCCATTTGCCACCACAGTCTGCATTACAAAATTCAGATTCTTCGTGAAGAGGTAAAAATTCATGTTTACAAAATTTACAAATTTTCATTTTTAATCTTGCTCCATTTCAATCCAGTCTGAATATAATTTTTTAATCTTATCTACTTGATTTTTATAAATTTTAACAGTTACATTTAATTGTCCATTTTTTATTTCTGAATTTACTATTTTTCCAATGTTACCAGTATGGTATTTGACTTTTTTATTTTTAAGTTCTACTTTTAATGATACAGGAATTAAATTATTAAATTTTAAATACATCTTATTCTTGCTCCATTTCAATCCACTCTTTATACAGAGTTTCTATTTCTTTATCTGTGGGTTTTTTAAATCCAAATTCATTATAAAAATTAGTCCTTACTTCCGTTTCTTCTGGAGCTGTACCACTAATTTTTTTCTTTTCTAATCTATAACAAATTTCAAATCCTATTGGAAATGATTTATTTTTATCTCCTACTTTGAATTTATAGTGGGGAGCATCTGCCTTAGTTGCTCGATAAGCCTTAATAATAAGAGTAGCCCAATGAGCAAGTGCCTTACCACCACTTAATTTTTCTAATTTAATGTATCCACCTAAATCCATTCTTGATTGCCCTATTAAAATGAAAGTTACCTTACCTTTATAATTTCCTGAAGCATCCATTCTAAAAAATTGACTTAAACGTCTTGCCAATAATGCCATTGTATCATCGCCTGTGCTTTTTTCTTCGCCTTTCTTGGTTTCCTGTTCACCTTCAGGAGAAAGAGATTGTACTGAATCCAAAATTATTACATCAATTACTTTTTCTCTACTCATCTTAATTGCAGTATCCAATCCTTCTTCAGCATTATCAAAATGCCCAATTAATAATTTACTTCTATCTATTCCACATTTATCTGCCCAAGAATTATCAAATGAAGTTTCCAAATCTAAATAAAGACAAGTCTTCCCTAATTTTTGAGCTTGAGCAATCAAATAAAGTGCTGTAGTACTCTTTGTTGAACCTTTGTTTCCCCAAATAACAGAAAATGCTCCTGCAGGGAATCCAGTAATCATTTTATCTAATTCAGGTATGCCTGTTGGGATTCTTTCTCTTTCAGGTTCCTCCGAAGCAAAATGTATGATTTCATGCCCGAATTGCTTAGATAGTTCGTTCACTACCTTCTTGAGGTTTGGGTTGATTGGTATTTCTTCTTTTTTATTATCTGGATTGGATTCTATTTCTTCTTGTTTTTTAACTATTTCTAAAGCAACCATCGCTTTATTCTTTTTTCCTTTTGACCCTTTAGTCCTACTCATTATTTCTCCTTTTCAAATAAATCCTTTAAAAAATCAGGCATATCTCCTACTTCTTTATTACATTCAGAGCAAATATTATTTTTTGTTGCTTTATACTTACCACAAATCATACATTTATCAAATTTATAAATATCTTCAATCATTAGATTTCTTCTCTTCTGTAAATTTATAATTAAAAATTAACCATAATCCTAAAATCTCATGAATGAAATATTCCGCAGCATGTACCATGTCTTCTTTTGTTATTGGTTTGAATTTATTTAAAGTAATTGTTTGGTCTAAATAAAGAGGAGTACAACTTGCTTTTACTCCATCCCAGGTATAGATTAATTCGCACTTTGGTTCTTTAAAATAAGATTTATTAACTATTCTAACATCTGTAAATCCATTTAAATTTTGAATTGTAAAAAGATAAGTTTTAGAATCTGCTAAAACAACATCAAATAAGCAATCCCTATCATTCCCTTCTATCATTTCCCAAGTATCTAGAATGATATGTTGTCCATTTGCCCAATAATGTTTTTCAATTTCTTTGATTAATTTTTTCCTATTCATTTTTCTCCTTTAATAATAATACTTTTATAAATCTATAGCAATCTTTACATAAAGTTATTCCATGTTCGGAAATATGTTCCTCATTTTTTCCTATTATAAAATGAACTTCATAATGTTCTCCATTTTTATTCTCAATATCTCTTTTACAACTATAACATTTATAAAACATTATTTCTTCTCCTTAAATAATCTACAAAAATCGGCAAAAGTTAAACAAACTAACTTCCCTTCCACTTCGTTCTCAATAATATACAATGGGATTTTTGTGCTATTCAAAGGAACTTGATTTAATAAATCTTGCCAAACTTTCTTACTAAAGAATTTTCCTTTATGATTCTTACATTCTACAAAAAAATCCTTAGACATAATATCTCCTATCTCCGTATTGTGCGAACCACCAGAAGAAGCCTTTGTGGGGCGAATAGTTTGGTCTCCTGTGAGTTCTTTAAGCTTTTCAGCTACATAAAGTTCTAATTGTTTACCTTTTTCTCTAGAGGTCATTTTATTTATATTCGGTTTTTTGTTAAATTATTTGAATGTATTTTTCCATGCTCCATTTTTAAAATCCATTCGCAATTTTTTGGAGAATAATCTAAATTATTGTTTTTCCTGTGGATACAATAATCTTCTGAAGGGCGATTTCCCATATCTTTAACAAAATTAGCAAAAATTCTCCATCTTTTACAAACTTTAATACCTCTACCACCATAATCATTATATGAAGTATTTCTAAAATTCTCACATCTTTGGAATATTCCCATCCAAGTTTTATAAGCTAAATTAAAGGATTTTTTAAATCCACTAGATATAACATTATTTTTACTCCATAAATAACTCCAAATATCTTTAATTTCTTCCACTTCTTTTATATCTTTTGGATTAAACTTTTTTATATAACGATAAAAACAACCTTCCCACCCAAAACCTTTACTATTTAAATAATCTTTAATCTCAATACAGCCTTGTCCAGATAAAACTATTCTAGAATATGAACCAAACTCCTGCATATCTACTATAATATTTTTCATTTTTAGTATTTATTTTTTCTTAAATTTTCTTCAGCCCAAAGGGGTTGTAAATTGGTGTAATGAAAACATTTGCGTTGTTCTTCGGGTTTAGATAAGTCAAACGAAGCACAAGGTCTAATATGGTCAATGTGCCACAAACCATAATTTGACCAAGACATACCTGACTGGAACTGATTTTCTAAATGCTTTTTTAAAAATTCTACAGGGCAACCTATTAATTTAATAGTAGAAGTAGATTTATTAATTCCTTTTAAAACTTTATTTATTCTTGTTCTTAAATAATGGGCGACTTTAAAATTTATATCAGTTTTTCTCCTATCAATACCATATTTGTTGTTATATTCTGATATTTCTTTTTCATGAATCTTGCGATATTGCTTCATATATTCATTATATTTTTCTCTATGACTTTGTCGATATTTTTTTTCTTCTTTGGCAATGTGTTCACGATTTAAAATATTATATTTTTTCCTCCATTTTTTTAATTCTTCTTTATGAGTATTTTTCCATATCCGAGTTAATTTTTTCTTATTAACTTTCCCACAAAGAATACAATAAATTTGATTGTTGGTATTCTGAATAAATTCTTTCTTACAATTGGGGCAAAATTTAGTATTCATTAGTATCTTTTTCTAATATCTTGGTTTCGAAGTCAAATTTACAATTTACTCTACTTTCGGGATAATTGCCAATTGGGTCTCTTATCTTATCTATCAGCCAAAATGATTTATCTCTTTTATCTCTGTCTTTATACATAAACCTTGCAGCAAAAGAGGCAAATGATTTAATTAGATTTACTGCAAACCATTGGCTTTCTTCTTTAAGTTGAGTAAATACAATTAAAATACCACCTTTTCTTGCTATTTCATCATTTAAATGCTTAAATACTGCTTGAGTTTGAGCAAAATCTTCTCCCAAATATATCCAGTCAATTATGGTAACTGCATCTTTTATTAATTCTATTTGAATAGGATTGTCTATGGGTTCTTTTGAAATAAAATAATTTTTTTGTTCCAGGTGTAATTTTTTTGCTATTTCGCTATGTCGAGAACCGCTTTCTAAAGAAATATAATATGGTTTAATCCCTTGCTTTTGTAATTGTGCAATAATATTCATAGCTATATGAGTTTTCCCTCCTCCAGTAGGAGCACCTAAAAGTAGAATATCTCCAGTATGAAAAATAGCTACTTTATCAAAATAAGGCATATCAAAATTTATTTCTTTATCTAAAATTATATCTTCATCTGTCCATTCCACCTGTTGTTTTAGTTCATACCTACCTCTTCCTTTTCTTACTAATTTACCTTCTTTATGAAGTTTAGCTAAATATTTATCTACAATTGCTCTTTTTAAATTAGTATGTTCCATCACATCTTTTGCCGAAATATCACATTGCAATAATTTACAACATTCAAGAACTGCCTTTGCTTGAGTTTGTTCCTCAGACATTTTATAACCTTCCAAACTTCCTATCATACTTTTTATAGCAGAAGTAGGCATAGGATGTTCCCACCATTCTCTATTTAAATATAATCCTTGGGATTCAATTTTCTCTATTGGAACTCCTATAGATAACGAGAATCCCAGAAATTTTATAAAAGAATCATTACCTTGACCTTGTAAGTTATTATTTTTCAATTTGGGTAATTCTCCTTCTTGTTGTGGCAAATCTTTTGACAAAGTTTCTGTCTCACTTGTACTTATCTTTTTATTTTCCAATAACTTAGATTTGACAATTTCTGGGACAACTTTAATGTCAGAACCAAGATTTACCCAAGTATAATTAAGATTATTAATCTTTGAAGGAGAACATAAAATTTGCCCTCCATCATTCCTAATATCAATAGTAACTCCAGCAATTTTTGAGGTTTGTTTTATTTCTTTATCATACTTAAAAATAAAATGCTTTCCATGTGGGGTATTTTGAATTAATGTTTTTGATGCAGTTAATTCTTTATAAATTTCTTCGTATTCTCCCGAAGGAGCAACTTTTAAATCAGCATCTATTACAGTAATTCCACTAACTTCTCCTGTTCTAATACCTAAATTAAGACCACCTTCTATCCACTTTAAAATCTCCGATTTATCTTTATGAGTTTTATTGGTCCAATCTTTTTCTAAAGGAATTTTTCCATTTTTAGCAATTGGAAGGAAAGACCAACCATATTTTTGATATAATTCTAACTCTGGATAATTATCTAATTTTAAAGAATTAATTAAAAAATCCATAACTTCTCCATCAGTCATTGGTTTATTTTCTAATAATCTAACAATATCGTATACATTTCCTTTCCAATTACATTGAAGACAATAAATCTTATTATCAGTTCCTGGAATAGTTGTGGCAGTTGGTGATTTTCCTTTATATTTATGTTGACCAATATTAGGACAAGTAAATAGGATTTGTCCTTTCTTTTGGGTCTTCTCAAATTCAGGAAGTTTAATTTTTAAATATTCTAAAAATTTAGTAAAATCAATCATTATTTTGCTCCTTTACTCATATTTTCTTCAGCCCATAAGGGTTGGAGATTTTTCCAATTAAAACATTTATGCTGTTCGCTTAATTTAAATAAATCAAATAAAGCACATGGTTTAATATGGTCTATGTGCCATTTACCCATGTTCTCCCACGTCATTCCTGTCTTAAATAGTTTCTGTAAATGTTGTTTTAAATGGTCAATAGAACAACCAATTAATTTCATAGTAACTTCAGATTTAATATTTCTTTTTAATGCATACCAAATTCTACTTCTTAAAACACGTCTTAATTTAAAATTAATATCGGTTTTCATTCTATTTTTTATATAACGATTAAATTCTTTTTTATGTTTATTTTGATAAATTTTTTGTTGTTCTAAAAGTTTTTTTCTATGAATTTTATAATATAATTTACTTCGTTTTTTATTATATTCTTTTCTGTATTCATTAAAACATTCCTCAGAACAAAATTTTTGATTACCATTGTAAAGAATGAATTCTTTTTTGCAAATTAAACAAAATTTAAATTGTTTGGGTCTTGGTAAATATTGTTGTTTTATACATTCTCTACATCGACAAGTTAATCTATCTTTCTGATTTTTATCGCAATAGAATTCTTCTATAGATTTTATAATTTTACATTTACTACAAATTTTATTTTTCATGTTACCTTATTCTGCTCTTAACCAGTCTAAAAATAAATCTGCAATTAATTTAGTAACTTCTGCCAATGCCTCTGGAGATTTATCTTCTAATTGAATAGTTGAATTGCTTACTACCGCAGCAGCAGCATTTAAAGCATTACCACGTTGAATTTGTGCAGTTTTCTCAGGATTATTATAATTTCCAGGAGTCCAAGTTGTTCTTTCTTTGCCTGTATCTTTTTCATCAATTACTTGTGTTTGTGCAGGATTCTTTTTATTACACATAAAACATTTTTTATACTTCCCATCTTTTAATTCTGCACCGCAATCTGTACAATTAAATCCAGTTGCAGTTTTAGTTTCTTCTTTTTTCTGTTCGAATTTAACTTTTTCTATTTTAGAAACATTACGAAATACTCCATTCTTCACAAAAGTAATTTCAACTGTATCTCCTTTTTCTACCTTAGCCAAATCATCAAGAATTTCCTTATTAGTAGTATACCATTGGTCTTTGTCTCCTGCAATTTTGAATCCTTTTTTATTTGTTGCTTTGTAATCTATTACTACTGTAAGTGTTTCTGTTTTTTTCTCCATTTATTCCTCCCTTAAATTAATATCAAATTCTTTTGACAATTTAACTATCTTACCTACTACCTCTGTAGTAAATTCATCTATATGGAAATAAATTTCTCCATCTAAAGGTTTACCAGAAATAACCAGATAAACTTCATTATCATTATCTTTTACTATCTTTGCTTTGTTCATAAATTCCTCCTATTTAATTGTATCACATCCAAAAGCCATTCCTTTATAAATATGATAATAATAATTTTCTTTATAAATTCCAGTTCCTCCACAAATCTTACATTCACTTTGAGGAATAGGTTTACCTCCAATCTTAGAACAACAATAACAAGAATATTTTAACACTTTTTTAATTACTTTTAATTTATTCATTTAATTTATAAAGTTTTCTAATTTCCTCTCTTATTGAATTAAAAGGTATCTTACTAATATAGAGATTCTTCGGCATCAATTTATCCAATTCTTCTTTAATTGGTTGTTCAATTTCCTGTGGTAATTGAGTGAGGTCAACTATTCTTTTTCTTATCTCAAATTCTGCTTCAGACGAAGGTTTAGTAAGTAAATTATCTGAAATATCCCCATTAATTTTTTCCATAAGGACTTTCATTGGTGCTGGAATAACTTTAAATTTCTTAGAAATAGGACTAAAGATTTTTACATTAGGAAAAGTTGCCAACATCTCCCAGTCTTTATCTGAGGAAATAAGTATAACTTCCTTATCTTTATAATATCTCGCAGCAACTGAGGCAATGTCATCCGCTTCCCAACCCCATAATGCTATTCTCTGCCAATTCATTGCCTTATCTAATTTTTCAAATAATGAATCAAATTCTGCATATCTTGATTTCCACCATTCAGGAGATTCTTTACTTTCTCTAAAATCTTTTCGTTGTGCTTTATAATTTTTATCAAGTCCTTTTCTCCAACTTCTGCCATAATCACAAGCTAAAATAACTAAATCATCAATATTAGTTTCCACATTTTTTAAATTAGAAATTACCATCCTACAATAAGTATAAGTGCAAGGAACTTGTGAATTAGTACGAAATGCAAAGATTGCCCTATGCATTAAATTTCCTGAATCGATTACTATTACTTTTTCTTTAAACATTTAAGTATAGAAAATAAGTTATTCCTAATATAATTAATAATAAAAGTAATAAATAAGCAATCATTTCTTCACAAAATAATAAATATCTCATTTTATCCTTGTGGCGGTATCGGTTTCTTCAAATAATTTAATTGTGATTGAACTGTCATGATTTTTTGTCCACAAACTTTACTATAAGCAGCAAATAAATTCGCAGTCCTTAAATAATCTAAATTATTTACTTTGGACATAGCTTTTGCTACTTCATCTGTCGGAGATTTCTTTCCACCTTTACCGTCATCTACTAAATTATTTTTGGCATTTAATAATTCCCTTGCTTCATTTACTTCTGAATAAGCATCTGCAATCAATGAAATGATAGTTACTTCACTATGTAGCCCCGTTAATACATTTAGGGCGACTTTTAAATCTGCTTCTTCGGTTAATTGATTTCCTTTAAATTGTGATTGATAATCTTCGATAGTATCGATGGTATCTTTAATTGTAATCATCAATTTATTAATTCCTTCAATTCCTTCTTCAAAATAATTTTTTAGGTCTTCATAACGCATTATTTACCTCCTGTAATTATAAAATCTCTTTCTTCTTTTTTTAAATAATTAGGTAAATCATTTAATTCTTTAGGAAGTAATCCTCGTTCAATTAATTCTTCTGTATGTATCATTGCTCCTACATTCCAAATCGCAGCAGCCAAATGGTCTTCATCTCTCTGTCCTTCTAAATGCTTATAAAGATGTCTTACTGCACTATCAAAATAACGAGATAATGGTTGACCTTTTTCCCAATTTCTATCTCCATACTTAACTGCTCCATTCTCAAAATGTTTAGCTAATCTTTGAAGCATAAGAGGACTAATTAAATCATATCTACCTTTTCCAATATTGGTATCCCTCACGCTACCAGTCTTGAATTCTTGCCTTTTTCCTGAATCTTTTACTTTATCAAATTTAGGCATGTGTCTCCTTATATTTTTCACAATTTTTGCATAATATTATAATATTTCTATCAAATTTATCTTTTCTTATTCTTAATAATTTTTTAAATTTCATACACTTCCGATTTAAAGAATTAAAAAATCTACAAAATGAACTTGGGTCTCCTTCAATAGCACAAAATAACATTATTTTTTCTCCTCTATTTTTTCTTCTTTAATTTCTTTTAATTTATACTTATCTCGAATGAACGTACATGCCTCATTAATACTGTAGAAAATTTCGCCCCCAGATTTCATAACTTCATCAATTAATGTAGAATTTTCTTCTGTTTTAGGATGGTCTGGAAGAATTAAATAAATTGGTATATTAAATAGATAACATGTATGCACTTCATTTAATGTTCCTACGGTTTTTACATCTTTCGGATAATAAACAATAATAAAATCTGACCTAACTGTTGCCTCATAATCTCCCCAATACTGAAAATCAGTTAAATAATTTCCTTCTAATCTTGCTTTTTCATAAAGATAAATAAGTAATCTAATTTTATCTAATTTAAGAGTATCTATTTTTCCCCACCAAATCTTACTCATTTCTGTTGCAAAAATATCCCAATGTCCACCCTGTTTTAATCCAGTAATGTATTCAACTTGTTTACCTGATTCTTTACCTACTTTATTGGATTCCTGGTCAACAGGGTCATAGATTCCTAAATCAAAGGAAGTCAATTTTTCTGCAACTTCTTTTCTCCAAGATTTCATTTCTTTATTAGAAACAGATTCAATTGCTCCAGCCAAGTACGAAGTATATTTTAATCTTTTATTTTCCATTTTTTATCCTATTTTTGTTTTAATTTTGATAGTATCTCTAAATTTTTTATAATGTAATTGTTTTCTTCTAATCCAAAGACCACATATATCATTAGGAGAGGTATAAATATCTGTATTTCCTCTACTGTGTATTTGACATAAACAATTATCTTCTAATTTCTTATATTTTTTCCAGTATTTGCAGGTATTGCAAGTTTTTCTCATTAATAATTAACTCCTTCTAAAAAATTTCTAATAGTAAGTAAATCTATTGCTAATCCTAATGAACTTTCGGGAACAAATTTTGGTTCGGGAATAGGTTCTGGTTTTTTCTTTGCTACACTATAACCCATTACATTACTTGGTACTCCAATTAATTCTCCTTTTGAATTATAAAGTCCACCCCCTGAATTTCCGTAGGTAGTCGTGTTATCACTAATATAATATCCATCTTGTTTATTGCAAATTATTCCTTTTGAAATCGTTCTCCAAATTCCTAATGGACTTCCTATGGAATAAACTGTATCTCCTTTTTGTGGTTCTATTTCTGCTAAATTAACTACGGTTAAATTCTCATCTACTATAAAAATTTCTAATAATGCTAAATCATGTTCTTCATCTGTTTTTATGATTTGAGCACCATAAGCGGTCATTCCTGCAATAGAATTTCTTTCGTCTTTTTTAGAATAAGCAACTGTAACCCCCAATGATATTCCAATTTTATTTAATTTATCTATTTCAGCAATTACATGATAACACGTTAGAATATACATTCTATTTTCTGTTTTCTTTATTACTGTTCCTGCGCCTTCTCCACGAAAAGTACTTACAGATACATCGCTATTTAATAATTTAATTAGGTCGGGTTGTTCGATTTTATTGGTTTGAATTTGACCTAATAATTCAGTCTCATTATTAATAAGTTGATTATAACTATAATTTAAAAAAGTAATTTCACTTTCCAAAGAACTAACAGTATTAATCATATCCAATCTTAAACTTACCAATCCAATAACTAACCCAATTAAAGTACCAACTAAAACTACTCCTAATGTTATTCTTATTACTATTCTTGCTATTTTCAATAATAATTTAATCATTACTTTCCTCCTGTAATTATATCATTTCTTGGATTTTCTTTTGCATATTCTGAAACTACAAATCTTAATAAACATTTTAATTCACAAAAATGATAGACTTCATTATCAAGTTCACTACCAAATCCAAAAGAAATAGTAATGGGAATTCCTAGATGTTTAGTGATAAGATTATCACCACAGGTATCACATTTAAATATTTTCATTTCTTCTCCTCTACTTTACAACTATCAGTTTCCTTATCATAACCTTTACATAATACACAAACTCATTTTGTTCCACATAACAATCTCTTATCCAGCAGTATATCATTTTATTTCCTTGAAATTTTTTAAAATACTATTTATAATTGCAATTCCCCCCTGTACCATCTTCTGCCCTTCCATTTTCTTAGGTAATTCCAAAGCTAAAGAATATTTTATTCCTAATTTTTCTAAAAATCCTTCTACTCCAATATCATACTTGGGAGGAATAATAACTCCATTTTTTAATGGTGTTTTATAAATTGTTTTTGATTTAAGATAAGGAATAATATTATCATTTTCTATTAATGCTTTTTCTGCTATCAAAGGAAGATTTTCAGATTTATGTTCATAACAATAAACTTCACTCTTTCCTGTATCTCCATGTATATCTAAAATTAAATCCGCAGTTCGTGGAAATTCTTCAAATAAAATAGCGAGTTCAGGTACTTTTGAATTTTTCATAAAATGAGTATCATTGTTTGTTTCTTGTCTATTACCATTATTTCTATAATTTTTTTCATAACCATAAGGATTGCAAATTGGAAATACATAATAATTAAAATCAGGAAACATTACAGGTTGTTTTAACCAATGTAATAAAACATTAATTGCATAATATTCTTCTCCATGATGCCCACCTGTTAAGATTACAGTTTTCTGTGCCATCTTAGAAACTAATTTCAATACTAACATTGGATAAATTTTATCATAAGAAACATATCCCATAATCTCAATTTTATATGGAAGATTAAGGTTGATTATTTCAGTTACGAGTTTGTTATATGACCTTACTGTTTTCATAATATCTTTAACGATTGTAATTTTATTTTATTTAATATATCTATTTTTATTTTTGGATATAATTTTCTAAATAAATTGAATTTATTTTGTGCGTCATCTCTCCAATAACCTTTTATCTCAATATAAGTATTTATTTTCGGAAGATAAAAATCTGGAGTATAAGTACAGTTACCTAAATCAAAGGTTTTAGATTCGTATTGCCATTTAATTTTGTTTTTATCTAACCACTTGGCATAAGCAACTTCCCATGTACTGCGCATTAAAATATTCTTATATTTAATTCTTTTTCCATGAGTGGCAACTCTGCCAAACATTGTAGCATTTTTTCCTACTGCAAATTTATACCAACATTCCTGACATCTCGTATATTGGGTTGCAATTATTTTTTTACAATCTATACAATGATTAATAAGATGTTTTCTTCTTTTTTGATTCCGTAATGTTAAATCGGGTCTTTTTTTACCTTTCATAGGATTTTCATCTATTTCATAAGCACATTGTCGGCATCTTTGTTTTCCATATAAAAATGTACCCAAACTTATTTCATTTTTATGACAAATAATACAATAATGTTTTGTTTTTCCTCTTTTATGAGCAAATTTATTAGAACAAATTTTACAATATCCTAATATAGACCATTTAGTTATTTCTTTTTTACAAATTTTACATTTTTTCATTCTCGTTCCAATGATTCTTTTACAAAATTAAGAGTAAAATAAATTCTATCTTTTAGTTCTTTATAATTAAGTGTTGCTGTATATAGTCGAAATTCAAGAGTTCCATAATCAGACTTTTTTAAATGTGAAGCATTTAAACTCATATATTTTTCGTCAAGATAAGAATATCCACTAAAAGACCAATCTTCAGTATTAGTACGGAAATCATGTATTTGTTTTTCTGTTAATTTGGTAAGATTTTCTCTTGGTAGTAATTTACATGTCGATTCCATTCTATTTTTATCTATTTTAAATCTTTTAATAAAAAATCTTTGCTTATGTACAAATTCTTTTATAATTTCTAATATTTGTTTATCGGTTAAATTTTTAACATTCACATGAATATGTAAACCACATGTTTTTCCAATTTTAGCTCGATGTACTCGCAAAAGAGCCAATATTTCTTTAAGTTGAAGTAAAGTTTCTTCATTATAATAAAGTTTGTTACTATCTTTTGGTTTTATTTCCAAACCATTTTCTAAACTTCCATCAAAATCTGTCCACCAACCCCGAAGGGTTCTGTTTCTTTCAATAAGTTTTTGACTATCTTTACTTATAGGTAATTCCACTTCGATTTCTGGAGCAAATCTAATAGATTCAATTTTAATTAATTTAATTTTATCTTTTTTATTTATTTTATTCTGTTTTCTTTTCATTATTTTTCCTGTCTTACTCTAAGAAAATTTCCCAAAGCACACGCTAAAGCGTAATCCATAATCATTATATTTGAATTTTTATCCTTAAATGCCACATCCAAAATTAATAAATAAATAGTCATGTAAATAAACATAAGAAGGGAAGATAAATATTTTTGTTTTTTATTGGCAGAAAGATTCCATCCAGTATAAAGATAAGTTTCTATAGTGCCAAAAATAAATATTCCTAATATTTTAATCATTTTCTTTCTTTATTTTCTGTGCCAAGTTAATCAAGTCGTGGTCTATTCTGTGTAATTCTTGTAAATCTTCTTCTATTTGATTTTTAGTAAAACTTTGTACTTTATGTCTTATAAGAATACAATCCAATTCATCAATTAATCCTTCTACTTCCATTACAATTTCTCCTATTCTTTTAGCATCATTATAAAATTCAACATAATTAGGATTGCAAGATTGATAAGGTATTCCTAATTTTTTACAAATTTCGACAATAGTAGCACTAATATTTTTATCCATCTATTCCACATCCCCATTTTGGTCGCATTTGAGGTCTTCATACTTCGCAATTTCATCATTATAACTTGCACAAATATCTAACAAATCGTCGACTTCAATATTTAATCTTCTTTTAATTTCTACATAACATCTTATTAGTGCACCTGTCATGTCATTGTATTTTTGATAGTTTATTTTCTCTCCAGCAAAAAATTGACCTATAAAACATTCAATTACACTTTTATCAACTCCACAATGTTTAACATAAAAAAATATCTGATAATTAAGTTCCCCTGCTGTTAATGCAGGTTCTCCATTTCTTAATTTCTCACGTCTATCTGATTTAGATTCAATGTAAGGCAATTTACTTTCCTCCTAATTCTTTTAATAAATCATCAAAAGTTTCTTTTCTTATTTGACCATCTTTATAAAAATTTTGCCAAAAATGTCTCCTCATTTGTCGAGAAATTCCTTGCTTCTGCATTTTGGTATCTAAATATTGTAACATTTTTAGGCATCGTTGGAGGTCTTTTTTAATTTGATTATAATTATCGTATTGTTTTTTTTGTTTTTGAAATTCAGGGTCAAATTGTCTAAATAATTCTTTATAGAGTTTTAATAATTCCAAAAAATATGATTTCCCTAATGCTTGAAAAAATCTCACCCATTCATTAGGTTTTCGGGATTTTTTTAGTTCGCTACGCAGATAATTTATCAATCCTAAATGTAATTTAATTATTCGCATTTTTCTCCTTTGCCTCTAATTCTTTAATTTCTCTGCACCTATCACAAATTCCTACAGTAATTATTTTCCCTTGATGTTTGACCTGAATTGGTCTCATTACATTAATAGGAAGTGATAATCCACAAACTACGCATTGTTTAAATTGCATTTCTTCTCCTTACAATTATCGCACTTATTTTTTTCTCTATACATACAAGGATTTAAAATATTCTGAGGTTTATAAAATAAGCAATCCTCGCACAATTGTTCACTTACTTCTCTCTTCTTTTCTGAACAGTATCTCATTTTAATTCTTTTAAAGTTTTTAATAATTTCTTAAATTGTTTTAATTTTTTAGAATCAAATGTAATAATAGCCCATAATTTACCGTCTTTAATATAACTATCTGTAATTTTTCCAATTTGTATGTTTTCATTATAAATAGATTTACCTAAAATTTCAACCCCGATTGGTATTTTTAATTCTGTAGTTATTCTCATCTTAAAATCTCCACTTATAATAAAGTATAACTCTTTTATCTCCCTTATATCCTATTCCTGCACCAATACCTACTCCAGAATTATCTGTGATTCCATAACTAAATCCCAATGGGTATAATCCTCTATTTGTTATAAAAGAATCTATTTTTGCTTTAAACCATTTAAACCAAGATAATCCTGCTCCTGCCTCAAATCCTGCTCCTGTTTCTCCTAAACTTCCTCCAGCAACAAAAATCGGTTCAAATACAAAACCATAGGATTTTAATTTTTTTGCGAGTTCAGGAATATCTTTTACTTTAACAATGGAAATTACTTTGCCTGTTTCTAAATTAATCCATTGTAATTCAGTAGAATGTTTTGGATGATACAAAGCCAAATTACTATTAGGTACAGGAATAGTAAATTCGACTGCTTCATCGATAACTAATTGAACTGGTTTATTTATTTTTCCTTTATAATATCCATAACCAAAAATAATACCAATTATAACTCCTATTATAATTAACTTTCTTAAATTAAAAATAGAAGCAATATCTTTAGCCCACAATACTCCATTATTTATTTTTAACATTCCTGTCGTTAATTTTTGACCGCTAAATGCCTCTATTTTTGTTTCTTCTTTTTTTTCCAATAGTCCATATTGTTCCATAACTTTTGCGGAAATCAAATTAGCATTAAATAATTCATTTAGTTTTTTCTTTTCTTCATCAGAAAGAATTTTCGGTACTTCTTTCTTTAATTTATTAATAATAAAATTCCTTAAATACATTATAATCATTCCTGCGATTAATCCACCACTTAACATTAAAATTGTTTCTTTCATTTCTCCTCCTGATTAATCAAAATAAGTAGTTTTTCCTTCATAGAGAACATCAGTAAATCTTTCTACATCATGTCTATACATTAAAGTAATTTTTTTATATCCTTCTTGTATAGTTGCCTCCGTATTACATCCTGCAATTTGGCAAAACTTATTCCAAATTGCATTATTAATTTTTTTAATGGGTTTTCCTCTCCAAGAAAGTATTTCGTTATATCTTAATTTCAGCCATTCTTTTATTTCTTCCGTAGTTAAACCCAATCTATATTTCCCAAATTCATTAATATCTAACATTTATTTTTCTCCTAACTAAATAAATTAAATACCCTATACAAAATATTACTATCACTACTTCGTACCATTTAATCATTTTACTCCTTTGATTTTTTTATTAATTCAATATAATAATTTAAAGGTTTCAATTCATTTCTTTTTACTTCTTGTTTAGTATTAGGATTAATTTTATTTGGATTATCTTCTCTTTCTAATAAAAGTTTTTCATACCATTCGGTTAATTTATTTACTTTATTTTGATAACAAGATAAACTTCTTTTTTTACCTATTCCTCGTTCAGCCATTTTGCTCCTAATTTAAAAGTGAGGCGTAAAGGTTCTTTTTTGAATTACCTTTATTATTAACATTATTTTGGTAAAGAACGACATCTACGCCTCGATTAATTTTATTCCTTATTAGATTAGTATAAAATTCTTGCCAATGTTCTTTATTAAAATTTGCTCTTACATTACACGAATTACATAAAGTAATTAAATTTTCTTTATTATTATTTTCTTTATTTCCATCAATATGATGAATATCTAAAATTCTTTCTCTAACTATTAAGTGTTCTCCCTCAGTCATAGAACAATTTTGGCAAGTATAGTTGTCTCGTTTGCGAATTATTTCTCTGAGTTCATCATTAAATTCTACAGGATATGATTCATATCCCTTTCCATGAATATAACCAGGGGCTAATTTTCCTATCCTTTGTTTTTCAGCACAAGAATGACATCTAACTCCATAAAAAGTTATATGCTTTCCGCAATCAATACAAATATTATTCCTGGTTTTTCCATGTTTATAATTATAATGATTTTCACCTGCAATACTTTTTCCATAACATTCTTGACAATGTTTCGTATTTTTAGTTATTTCTTTTCCACATTCACAAAAATATTTTTTAAAATTTTGTTTACGACACAAATCAGAACAATATTTCTTATTAGATGAAATAAAAGATTTAAATTCCTTATTGCATTTGGGATTTTTACAAATTTTAATATTCATTTTATTTTTTGTTAGCTAAATCTACAAAATATATAAATGTAGATACCCTTTGTTCATTCACTCCCCATATTAATTGTATTGGTTCGCTATGTTTTGCCATAGAATCTGATAAACTATCTCCTCCAACAGTAGAACCACCACGAAATACTCTTACAGAATCACAATCACTAATTCCTGCATGATGATAATGACCATAGACAATTCCTTCTACACCATATTGTCTTGCCCATTCATTAATTTTTACACGACCAGCAGGAGTATCAGGTTGTTCTGGAGCAATATGTCGCATCATAAATTTGTGTCCTCTAATTTCAAATACCATATGTTCTGTCTCTGCAAATTTGATTTGTAATTTCGGATTTTTTAAAACAAATTTTTGCCAAAAGGCAAGAATTTCGTAAACCATAATATCCCAATTACTTGCAACATCAGTATCTTTTCCTGTTCTACCATGATTACCTCTAATTCCAAATACCCTAACTGGTAAATTTCTTTTTAATAAAGATATTATTAATTTTGTAAGAACATCAATAACTAACATTGTTTGAGCAGGAGGGGCAATTTCTTGCTCATACGCTTGGGTCAAATAAATCCCTTCCCCATTTGCTAAATCTCCACTTAATAATATTACTACATCAGTAATAGGAACTCCTTTACTAATATTATTATCCAACAACTTTAAGGTTTGCTCGCATAAACGATTCATTCTACTTCTAAAAATTTCTTCATTATAAATTAATTTCCCTTCTTGGTCTTTGACAATTTTTCCTGCATGTAAATCAGTTATATGCAAAACTAAACTATCTCCTTTAACATCTATTTTACTTTGAGCAGATGCTTTATAAGGAATTACCTTTGTTAATTCTTCTTTTAAAGATTGAATAATTAATTTAGATAAATCCACTTTTTCTTTTTTATTAGGTTTAATTTCTTTACTTTCTGTAAATTTAGAATAACAAGGTCTACATCTCATTGCTTGAGGATGAATTTTAACTCCACAATCAATACATTTATTCATCTTAATCATCTCCTCTAATTTTATTTGAAAATCTTTGCTCCATAAAAAATAAATGTATTTACTAATGCTAATCCTAAATTAATAATTGTTAGGCTCCACATACTTGGATTTTTTAAAGATAATATCAAACAACAAATCCCTGCAATTAAAAATCCTAAAACTGTTATAGGTTGAACAAAAGTTAAAATAGTTTGTATCATTTTATTCTTCTCCAAAAAGTGAAGGATACAATTTCTTTATTCCAATTCCATAGATTTCACTTAATTTAACTAATTCTTCGTTAGTAGGCATAATCTTTCCAGTCTCCCATTTAGAAATTAAAGTATCAGATACTTTCATCATAGAAGCAACATCCCATTGAGTTAATTTTTTTGATTTTCTATAAACTGATAAAAAATTCATGTTACTCCTCAAAAAATCTTATTTGAATAAATTTGATTATAAAAAAACTTACAATCTTTAACATTTATCATTATCTTATTTTATTACTTCAAGCCTTTTTTGGCTCATCTTCATTCTCTTTGTCCTTCTATATACTATTAACGGAATTTTTGGCATTTTGTAACATTTATTTTTGTATCTTTTCTCTAATCCTTGCAACTATTCGAGATATAGTCATTTTTGTAACACCTAATTCTTCACCTATTTCCTCGTAACTAAGATTTAAGTTGCCTTGCTTTAAATTCCAAACTTCTTGTTCAATTTCTGTTAATTCAGGATAAAATTCTATTTTTACTTCTTCAGGAGTAGGTATATTGTCTGCAATATTTACTTCTTCTTCTCCTTCATCATTTTCTACTGTCTTATAAATTGATTGTGTTTTAAAATGTTTATAAAATTCCATATCCATAAATTTTGGTTGCCAATGTTGTTGTTCAAATCGACTATTTAGATAATGAGAAAATGGTGCTTTTGGTTTGAAATCATTTATCCATTCAATTATTTCTAAACTTAATTGTTGAATTACATCATCTAATTCAACTTGTTTGGTATCTACTAATCTAAATTCAATACCTTGATATTTAAAACTTTGTTCAAAAAATACATACTTTGCTTTTTCCACAATAGTTGGATAAAGTATTTTAAAAATCTGGTCTAAAATCTTTTTATCCTTTTTCTTTTTATATTGTTTTACTAATTGGTCTAATTCATTCAGTTTTTCCATTTTGTTCCTCCTTTAGTTTTTTTTGCCTTTCTATTTCATCTAAATTTAGGATTTTAAGTCCATTTTCTCTTAAATCTCCAACTATCAAATCTTTATCTTTTTCAGTTTCACCAAGATAGATAACTTCTTCCTTATGTTTTTGTATGATTGTAATTAATTCTTTTTCTATACTATCTCCTGCTTTCTTTCCATTCTTCTGTGCGAGTTCTATCGCTTCTAAATAAATATCTATGGACATCATAAACATTTTATTTTTCATTTGATTACTCCTAATTTTTTTAATCTTTGTTCATTTAATAATATTATGTTTCCAAATTTTCTTCTAAATTTAAGATATTTAAATTTAGCATCATCTCTCCACCAACCTTTAACCTCTACATAAGTATCGCTTTCTGGTAAGTAAAAATCGGGAGTATAAGTAGTGTTTCCTAAATCAAATGTTTTTGGTTCATACTGCCATTTAATATGGTTTTTGGTTAAATATTTGGCATAAGTAACTTCCCAAGAAGAACGAAACTTAATATTTTTGTAAAGAAAAATTTTGCCTGTATTTGCTTTTTTTCCAAACATATTACTATTTCTGCCTCTTTTATGAATTGAAAGCCATTTGGAATAACATTTATGTGAACAAAAATTATGTTTTGTTTTTTTAATTAAACAAGGATGTTTAAAGAATAATTTCTTGCAATTTTCATTATCACATTTTACTTGTTTTTTCCCTCCTTTCCAATTATAACTATTTTTACCTTTACGGTATTTACCTAAACAACTTATACATAATCCCAACGATTCTCCTTTTATATAGTTACGGAATGTTCTACAACATACTTTTTTTCCACAATTGATACAATGAAAAATACGATGGGCGTTACCATTAATATAACTATTTGCTTGTTTTCCTATTCTGTGAACAGAATCCCATTTTCCTCGACATTTTCGTGAACAAAAATGATGTTTACTGTTTTGAATTCTAGATGGTAGTAGCAATAATTCTTTATTACAAGTTTCACAATTTACTTTAATTTTTTCTTTATACATATAATTATTTTTACCCCTATTTTCTATACCCATGCACTCCCGACATCTACCTTTTCCATAAAGAGCAGTGTTTAAACATATTTTTTTACCACATATTTTACAATAATATTTCTTATTTGTCCTACCATCTATATAATTGGGGTGGTTTTTCCCTTTCCTTCCAAAAGATGTTAATCCTAATTTTACCTTTCTTTTTGCTGCACAACTCAAACATCTTTTAACTCTATAATCACTAACTTCTTTTTTACAATCAACACAATAGTGTTTTTTTAAACTTCTCCCGTCTTTATAACTATGATGATTTTTTCCTTTATAATATTTCCATCCACAAGATATACAAAATTTTGATTCGTTAGTTATTAATTTACCACATTTACAATGCTTATTTTGAGAATAATGATTAGTTTTCATTTAAATTCCTCAAATAATTATGTTTCTTATAACTTTTTTTAGGAAATCCTTTATAATAATAAATATTATAAGTTCCTCTGCGATTCTTCTTAGCTCCTATCCAACCATTTTTAACTTTCATAAAATAACAATAATCTTTCGTTACTCTATCTATATTTTTAACTACCAATTCACCTAAATAAGTAAATAATTTAGTCATTTTATTCCCTCCAAAATTCTACCCAAGTTTTATCCCAAGTCATTCCAACCACATTATCACATTCCAAACAACAAATCCTTCCTTCTTCCCCATCAAATAAATAAATTTCAGTATAGGGGTCTAAGTATTTTTTACAATGAAAACAATAAATTCCTAACAAATGATTAAATAACACCTATTCCTCCCGATAACTTTGTATGCACTTATGACAAGTGAAAGCCAAATAAGAAATATTAGGGTCATCTCGCCATCTCAATACTTTTCCTAAAAAGAATAATTTATACTTTCCACACATAATACAATATCTTAATCCGATTAGGGTAAGTAATTTATTTTTCATCTTTTATCTCCTATCCTACCAGTTTTTTGTAATTTTCTTTAATAGTTTTTTCATCTGGATTAATATAAATCATTGTGGTGGTTAAACTTGCGTGCCCAAGCAATTTACTTACCGTATTAATATCTACTCCTTTATTATAAATTAAATTACGGGCGAAGGAATGTCTTATTAAATGACTGTAAATATTTTTTCCTAAATATTTCTTTAATAATTTCATAATATAATGCACTTTTCCCAAGGTCAAATTAAAAGCATTTATTCCTTCTTCATTCTCACTAATAAAATAATCTTGTATTTCTTTTTTGACTTTTTCTGGATAACAAATTATTCGTTCTTTATCCCCTTTCCCATAAAGTTTAGCTGAATTTTCCTCTAAATTAAAACTACTTCTTTTAATAGTAAGTAATTCATTCTTCCTACAACCAGAATAATACATAAAATCTATTACTGCCCTTATCTTTGTCGGTGTCATTTTATTACTAAAATAAGTAATTAAATATTTTTTTGCTTCTTCAATATCTTTTTCGGTTAAATACTCTGGTATCTTTTGTTCAGTTTTTATTAATTTAATTTTATACCACTCGTTTTGTTCTTTTGGAATTTGTAAAAAACCAGAATAATAACTTCTTCCTGCCAAAATAAATTGATTTCGGGATTTCAAAGAATACTTACTATTAGTTATAAAAAAATTAGTAATAACATCCTGCGATACTATTTCAATTTTCTGTTCTTCCATATAAGATAACCAAATTCTTATAATATTAAAATAATTTTTGCTCTGACCTCTTGCAGTAAGATAATCTAAATATTTATTTAATTGCTCTTGATTAGTCATTTATACCTCTTTTTTCTATCATTTTTAAAGCGAATTTATCTGCTCTATTTTGAAAGTAATCATATTTATTTACAAAATTATTGGAGGTCATATATCCTTTAGTATAATCAATAGCGTGTCTTAATTCGTGCAATAATACAAAACTATAAATTTGCCCCCTATTTTTAAAACTAAACTTTTCATTTCCCCAAGCAAGATGAATTAGTAATTCTTTAATTTTTTTAGTATTTATAAGATGATTTGAAATTTTGCTTTTTTTAAATAATGTTATTTTATTATTATCCAAATTAAATTTCCCATCGTCGTCTCCCAATTCCTGAATAACTAATTTAGTTTTTAATTTATATCTTTTCTTATAATACTTAAATAATTTCATTAAATTTTCTTTATTCATTCTTTATCTCCCGACGGTATATCTTTTTCAGAAAGTCCTAACATAATCATCAATTCCCCAATATAAATTGACATAGACAATACAAACATTCTCAAATATTGTGCATTGGTATCAGTATAATGTAAAATAAGAGTATTTAATAAATGGTCTATTGATTCCACTACTTTATTAAAATCATCTAAATCAGAAATATGAATTGAAAGTGATTTTTTTTCCATCATTTTATTTCAAATTTTCCTTTATTTTATCAAATGTTCTTCAATTTTACATTCAACTCCAATATCTAAAATATGTTTACCTAATTTTATATCTATTTTTCTTTTTAATTTTCCTGCTTTTATTTTAGATTTATAAACTCCTATAATTTTTTCTTCATCAAAATTTATTGGTTCTAATACTATATAAACTTTCATTTTACCTCCTAACAATTTACAAACCCATCTTCGTCTTGGTTTTCTTCCACAATATCCCTCAAATCATTCAACAATGCTCTACAAGTATAAATATCTCCATAAGCCCCCATTGTGCTTATATCCTCGCCAATTATTGAACAATCATCACCGCAATCTTCGCATTTGTGAGTGGGGTCTTTTCGGAAACCAATAAAACTATATACAAAAGTTACATTATTCTTATTAGCACCAGCATATCTTTTTATCATTTCGATAATATCGGATAGTTCAGGACTTAATTTATTTTCTTCTTCCATTTTCTACCTCCTTTTCCTCCAAAAACTAATTATGCTTCCATAAGTTTTTAAACTATTTTTTAATTTATATTCATATATAGACCATTGTCCAAATTTTGCTCTCACAATGGTTTCTCCAATCAATTTTCCTTTTTTCCATACTTTAGCACTATGTTTAATTATATTTCTTTTATCAGAAAATAAAATAATATCCCTTCTTTTAATATCTTTAAATTTAATGGGAAAATAATAATTTATAATATTTTCCATTATTTTGTTAACATCTTTAGTATATTCTTTATTAAAAACATAATTATAACAATAATGCCAATGTTTATCTTTTTTAATATACCTAAATTTATTACTATATTTAGTAAGTAAATCCATTTCACCCCAATAAGTATCATTAAATAATTGTTTTAATTCATAAATCATTTTATCTCCTGTAAAAATAATTTTGCTTTTTCTGTTATAACTCTTCCTCTCGCAGTTCTACTTATATAACCTTGCTGAATTAAAAATGGTTCTAATAATGCTTGGTAATCTTGTCTTGTTTGCTGAATTATAATAGCCAAAGTTTCCACCCCAACAGGTTTATTAATTTCTTGCAAATGTTCCAAAATCAAAATATCGTCTGTCGTAAGGGAATTTTTCACAATTCTATGGGCTTGTAAAACCTGATTGATATTTTTACATACCATATAATCGTCAAATAAAGAAATAGAATTTCTTGGATTAAATCTGGTATTAACAGAAAGAATATCATAAATTTCTTCGGGAACATCTGCTTTATAAGTTTGAGAATTATATTGTTTTAAAATTAATTTTATATCTTCTTTTTGATAATGCTCTAAATTTATTTGGCAACCACATCTATCTACCAAAGGACTGAATTTCTTTTGAAGTGTATTTTTTTCTGTCGTTGCGCCTACAAAAATAAACGCCCTAACTTTAATATCTCCTAAAGGTAAAAGATAATCTTCCAATAAAGGATACATAAATTCTGCCATTTCTTTTGGTAAAGAATGAATTTCATCAATAAATAAAATATGGTTTCCCCCTTCCTCATTTTCAATAAGAAAATCTTTTAAATTTTCCATAGTAAAACTTCCACCAATATAAGTATGAATTTTAAAATCCAAATGATTAGCAAGTATATAAGCAAGGGTTGACTTACCTGTGCCTTGAGTTCCAGAAATAATAAAATGGACAAATTTTGTGGTCATTATCTTTTGAAGATTTAATCTTACCAATTCCTTTGCCCTATCTTGACCTATGTATTGTTCTAAATTTTGCGGTCTAAATTGATAGGTCATAGGTTTCACTTGATTAGAATGATAAATTTCCTTATCTTTTTCTTCTGATATAAGGTCTTTGTCGGTATCTTTTTTCTTCCCCCAAATCAAATCACCCATTCCAAAAATAAATGCTAATGCTTCGTCAAACATATTATTTACTCCTTTTTTTATTTGATTATTTTTTGAAGCAAATCAATAATTATAGATAATTTAGAAGAAATTTCTATCAATCCTAATATAATCATTAACCAACCAATAAATTTTATCATTTCATCTCCTTTATTAAATTCTATATTTTTTTATAACTTCTTGAATTTCTTTTTCTAATTTAGATTTATCTTCATAACTTATTATAAATTTTTCATTTAATTCTATTTCTGCTTCAAAATAGTCTAATCTTTTTATTTTCATTTTATCTCCTTATGGCATTTGTGGTTGTTTTTCATAATCATAAATTAAACATTTTTGTTCGTCATTAACTTTATAACCTACATCATAATCACTCATTCTTACCCAAATATCCCTGTTCTTATATCTTATTGATATTACTTTTATATCTTTAATAAATGTAACATTAAAATCCCCAAATTTTTTTCTTATTATCATTCTATCTTTTTTCATAATCTTCTCCTTTTAGCTCTATAAATATATCTTTTTTAATTTCTATGGGTATTCCACGATAATTATTTTTTGTATTACACCACGAATTATCCATAATCGGCTCAAATTCCAATTCAGTAAATAATTTATCTTTTGTTTCTTTACTCATCAGAATTAGGTTAGGGTAATTATTATTTTTTTGATAAAATCCATTAATACTATCATCTAAATAATCTAAAATAGTTCCTATACCCTTATTTCCTGCCTTAATTTTGGTCATTGTAGCCTTTTCCTTGCCTTTATTAATAAAAAAACCTATTCCGACCTCATTGGTCAAAATAGGTTCTTGAATGAATGAGTTTTATTACACTCTTATCGTGTCTTTAAAAATTTTTAAAGAGGTTATAAGAGGTTTTTTATTCTAATTTTTTTAAATCTTCTCTAATATCTCCTAAAAGTCTTTTTATATGAGTTATAATTTCTTTATTATAATGAAAATTATCATCTAAAATTTCTCCCAATAAATTATGTAACCCACTTTTTGTATCTTCATCTAAATTACTTTCTAATAAGGCATTTATTTGTTTTTTTAATAATTCCTTATCTACTTTTATCATTTTACAGTCCTTTCTTTACCAAACTAAATTTTCTTTATCCGCTTTATCCATTAATTCATTTAATTTATTTACTTGTTTAATTGTCATTAATTTTTGGTTGTTTCCGTCTAATGCTTCTGATAAATCGTATAATGCGTTTAAAAGTCTTAAATCATAATTGCTCATTTATTATCTCCTTTTCTTAATTTGATACATAACTTAATCCTAATCTTTCTACTATCTTTGCTTCTTCTAAAGTAATTTCTTCTATTCCTCTCATTCTAATTTCCCGATAATCATTAAATCCTAATATTTTATCTTTAATTTTTAATGCTATTTTTTCTGAATTATCTAAATTTTTTGCTTTAACAATAAAACTATCAGCATAATCCGTTTCGCCATCTCTAATATCTGCTTTTACTAAAAAGTATTTCATCTTACTCTCCTTTTAATTTTAGCCCTCTCTTATCTGATTGATTTTTTCCTGCATTTTATCTCGCATTTTAATAACATCTTCATCTGGCATAATTAAAGCATAAGTCCCTAATATTCCAACCAATACATTCCTAAAATTCTTAATCTGTTCTGGTGTCATTTTATCTTAAACCCCCTTTTTTCTAATTCTTCCACATATAATCTACCTACTGCATAATAATCTTTATATTTCTTTACTAAATCAATTACATAATCCCAACCAAATTGTTTTTGCCATTTATCTATATTATTTTTTATTTGAGTTTCTACATCAAATTTAACCAATTCATCTAAATTTTTTACTTCCATTTTCCCATTACATAAAGGACAGATTTTATGATTTTCGTTTAATTCTTTATCATCTATTTCTAAAAATCCACCACAAATCCTACACTCTAATTTTATAAGCATTTTATTTATTTTATCCTCTAAAAAATACTTCTCTTGCCAATGCCAATGCCTCAACTCTTTTTATAGGGTCTTTTAATTCTTTAATGTTCAAATCGTCAATAACTTCTCCTAAAATAACATTTATCTTTTCTTCTATATATTCTATTACATTTTCTACTGCATTTTTTAATTCTTGTTTTATTTCAGAAGATAATTCAATATCTTTATACTTTTTCATCTTTTACTCCTTTTCTTCTAATACATCATCTAAATACATACCATTTTTAGAAGTATAACCGCTTATTTCTTGCACTAAAATTTCGTATGCTTCTTCTGTTATAGGTTCGTTACATTTAATAATAAAAGTGGGTTTAATCATTATTATTTTTAAAATCTTATTAGTAATAGGTTTAATAGTATCTTCCATTCCCATATCGTATGCCTTATTTTCTATTTCACAACAAAAACTTGCTACTTTATCTAATATCTTTTTATATCTTGTAATTTCAGTTTTTGCTAATGTTAATAATTCATCTTTCGTGCTTGGTCTAATCATTTTACTCTCCTTTATTTTCTTTCTAATACTGCTATTATATCCCCTTTATAATTTCCTGTATTCTTCGCATTATGCTTTACATAAATATCTCTATAACCTTGTCCAAATTGATTTACCATAGATAATACTTTAACATTTTCTTGTCCATAAGATAATAGATAACATCTAATCGCTTTATATTCATCATAAGCATTATCGCTATTTCTATATCTTTCTTTAAAATCATATCCTTTAATTTTTCTTGCCATTTTTATTCCTCTCTTAAAGTTAATTCTCTTTCTATTTCTAATAATTCCAATAAAGCCCGATGTTTTTCTTTTGGTAAATAATCTAAAATTATTTTTCCTATCTTTTCGTGCATTTTTAGTAAATAATCAGTCTTTACTTTATCATAAATTCTTTTCATTTCTTACTCCTTATTCTTCTGTAACTTCTGTATTCATTTCATCTGGTCTTGGGTTTATTTCTTCCCATACTTCTAATGCCTTTGCTTCTGCTTCTTGTTTATCTTTTGCTTTTACTTGAATGTTATAACTAAATTCTACATTATAATTTTTCATTTTTCTACTCCTCTTTTAAATTAAAATTCTCCATTAACCGATAAACCATTCGCACTTATTGAAATTGACTTTGTATTTCCTTTAGTATCTACCACTTTAGTTATAACAGGAGAATTACCAATGCTCTTTTCTAAATTGGTGAGTCTTGAATTTGTCTTTTCAATTAATTTTTCTTCGTATGATTTACCAATTTTAACTACAACCCTAACTCCCATTTCATCTACGCAACCTCTGGTAAAATTTTGGCTTACATAAGGCAATATTGTTAATCTTTTAGTATCTAAAATCCTAACCTCTACCTGCGCCTTAAATTGTGTTCTCTCAAGTTTTCCTACTCTATCGTTTAGGTTATTAATTTTATTTTCGTGGTCATTTAAAATTTGAGAATGATTATTCACTATAACATTGGTATTATTTACTCTATTATTTAAATAATTGTCGCCTACTATCCTATTATCTGTTTCTGTATTAATATTATTTTGTAAAATAGTATCCCTGCCTTTACTATTAATATTTACTTCATTAATATTCCCCTGTAACTGATTATCTCCTGTTATTCTTTCGACTCTTTCATTATTATCTGCGGTCTGCCTATCAGTAGTTTCTGCGCCTAATAAATTAAATAAATTATTATCTCCTAAAATCCTATTACTAACCTCATCTATTAAAGAATTATTTAATTGTGTATCCGCATTTTGTAAATTAATAACTGTTTGTGGGTCAACATCTAATCCTCTATCGCCTTTATCCCCTTTGTCGCCCTTTTCTCCTTGTATGCCTTGAATACCTTGATTTCCTGTATCGCCTTTATCTCCCTTTTCGCCTTTTAGTTCAGGCACATCATTAATATCTGTCCAATGCCCTACATCACTATTGCCATTTTGTTTTCCTGTGTTAATTAAGATGTAACCTTTATTTCCGTCATTATCATCTTTTACTGTTTCTACGCCATAACCATACGCCAAAGATGTAAATAAAAGTATTCCAATTACTACAAAAATTAACTTTTTCATTATTCCTCCTTATTTTATAAATCTGCAAATGCCTGTAAAATTTCTTCGGTTATTTTTTCGTCTGCTTCTTTATTTCCCTCAATATCATAAATAGTATTATCAAAATAATCAGGGTTCGTATTATGCGTATGCTGTAAAGTATATTCTTTTCCTTTGTATTCTACTGCATAAAATTCTTCTCTACTCATTAATTCAAAAATAGGTTTTTCCATTATCCTCTCCTTTTTATAATATCAGTTATTAAATCTTCCAAATCATACCAAACTGTATTACCATTTTTACAGTCAAACATTTTTTCGTTACCCATATTACCTCCTTACTTTCTATACTCTTTCTATCTACAAATTAAATTAAGAAGTGGCACTAAAATAAATCTTGTAATTAAACCAATAAGGAAAAATAATATAATAAAAGCCCCAACAAAAATGCTTATTACTAAAAATATCTTCATTTTCTCTCCTTGTAATATAAGTATAGCATATTCTTCTTAATTGCCTCAAAAATAAGAAGTTATACAACTTTTGTTATATTGTTTAAATCCCAAATCTTAATACAAGAAAAATCTCTCTCTGTTATTCTTTCTGCAATAAATAAATCACTTCCACAATTACATTTCTCGCCATATTTTGCCATTAAATTATTATATTCTGCCTTACACTCTTTACAATAGGCAATTCTTTCTTTCATTTTTAATCTCCTTTTTTAAATTGAGTTTTTTTAATTTTCTCTCTTTGTTTTTCTTTTTCGTCTAAATAATGTCTAATCTTAATTGCCCTATCCAAAGTGGCTAACATAGGATTTTTAAATGTTTTACCTGCCCTTTTTTCTTTTAAAACCTGTATATATGCTAACTCAAATAAGTTCATTTTATCTTTTTCCTTTTTCATCTTCAATAATTTCATTAGTTTCCTTATCCATTATCCTATATCGTTTAGGGTCATTTAATAATATATAATCATCTACCTCTTTTAAGGTTTCAAAATCCTTTGCTTCTGGTTTTCCGTCCTGTAATAAAATAGCAACCCGAAATTTCATTTTATTCACTCCAATTAGATAATTCAAATCTAATACAAAATTTCCAATTTAACCTATAAAAACTAAATCTAAACCACCCTATATGATAAATTTCGTGTATGTAAACTTTCTTTTTTATTTTCATTTTTATAATTCTTTTGCTATTTCTTTTACTTCGTTTACTAATTCTGTATAAGTCATTGTATCTGTAATTTCTTTGCCATTATGGTCTATATCATTAAAAAACGGGCTAAATTCCTTAACAAATTCTCTTAATACTTTCATTTCGTTAGTATCTTTTTTTAACATTTCTCTCTCCTTTTTTTATTCTGTTACAGTTTCAAACATTTTACCACATTTACTACACTCTAAATGATAATTTCTTGTAATTAAATCTATTATATCATATCCATTATTGATAATTTCAGCATTACAACATTCACTTTTTAATTCCTCAACTCTCCATTCACCATACTGCAATAGATACTCTAATTGTTTCTTGGTAGTATCTATTTTCCAAAATTTAAAATAATCCCATATACTCAATTCATTATCTTTATCGTCTGTGCCTGTAAAATCAATATCGTGATAATCTGCTAATTCCTCTACTATATCTTCTAAAGTTTCAAATATTCTATTTTCTTTCGTGCCTACGCCCTGCAAATCAATTATTTTATACATATTTTACTCCTTTTTATTTCCATTATAAAAGTTTAATAACTCTGCATTATTAAAAATATGGTCAGCATAATCCGTTCCAGAAGAAATATTAAAATCTTCTAATAATTCTTGATGTTTTTTTGAAGAAAACTCTCTATATAAATTTACTAATTCTTGATATAATAAATTTAATTTAAACCATAATTCTTTCATTTTATCCTCTCCTTTTATATTTCTGTTTCTAATGCTTTCTTGGCTTCTAAATATCCAAAATATCCACCTGTTTCTTGTTCTATCTGCTCTTTATCTTTATTATAAATTTCTTTTACAATACAATAACAATCTCCCTCTAAATATTGACTGTAAATTTCTACTTCTTGCATTAAATATTTTTCTGCTTGAGATTTCTTAATTCCCCATTTTTTTAAATTCTCTTTTGTCAAATAAATAAACCCTACTTGTCCGCAATCCCAATCTTTATGCTGTCCAAATCTAAATGTTTTCATACTAATTCCGCTATGGTCATATAAATATAAAGGTAATATACATACTAATCCCATTTCAATTTCTTCAAATAATTCTTGTATTGTATAGTTTCCGTCATTATCTTTACTTGATATTATATTTAATTCTTCTGCAAGAGATAAAACAAAATCTTCATAACTACTATAATTATGCTTATCTCCTAAAGAATATCTGCTATGAAAACATATCATAGTAGAATAATTCTCATCTTCTCTTGGGTCTATCGGGTCATTATCAAGAGTTAAATATCGTGCTTCAAATCCTGTTTTAGTCTTAACAATTTTTAAACTACTTTCAATAGGTTCAAAAGTAAATTCAAATCCTTGCTCATCTGTATATTGTGTAGTTACTGTTTTTTTTATCATTTAATCTCTCCTTTTTTAGTTATTTTATTTAAGTGGTATTCTAATTCTTTTATAGTAAATTTATTAAGGTCAATTTCTAATCTCTCAAATCCATTATCTATCATTTAATACCTCTCTTTCTTTTTATGCACTCAATATGCTTTTGTAATTCTTTTATATTATATCTATATAAATCAATTCCCAATACCTCAAATGTCGGGATTATGTTATATTGCTCTTGTAAACTCAAAATCTCGGCAACAAGTGGCTCTTTCTCGGTATTAGATTGTGTTATTTCTATTATTTTTTCTTCTTTGATTTCTTTTTTCTCGGTTAATAATAGTTTCATTTCCTTAATCTTTCTGTGTAATTCAATTCTTTTTTTATCCCCTGCAAGTAAAGATAACTTTTCGGCTCGCAAATCTTTTATCTCTTTTTTAATCCGTTTAATCTCTAAAGAAGTTTCTTTAATTTCTTTAGGTTTATTCTTGCTTCCCTTTGGTCTGCCTCTACCCATTATATATACTCCTTTTAGTATAATTATAACATAAAATAGTTACCAGAGCAAGTCTTTATTGACAATGCTTGGTTATAATTGCTATTTCGTTTTTATGTATTCTGCCATAACAACCACAATTCATTTCGGCTTTATGTCCACAATTCTGATATTTTCCGTCTTTTATCCAAACTTGTTTTTCATAATCATAATTTAATTTTTCTTTATCTTTACTATAATAATTTCGGCTCATTTTCTCTCACCCCCTCTCTTTTAGTTTCTAATTAAGTATAACATATATCTTGTTAATTGTCAAGTTTATTTTTTCTTTATAACTTATTGTCTTACAATAACTTACAAGATTTAGAAAAAATAATTTTTTAATTATTTTTAATTTTTCTGGTCTGCTCATAAATTATAAAACTATAAATATAAAACCCTAATATAAGTAAAATCATTTTAACCTTTACAATATAATTCTTTTTTTAATGTTTCGTGTCCGTCATCTTTAGAGTTTATATATATAGTAACTAAATTTTTTGTATTACTAACTACTAATATAAGGTCAATATCCTCGCTATAATTTAACCTATAACAAATCTTTTCAGGTTCTTTAGTATCGGTTAAATAATATTCAAAAATCTGCTCTATCTCTAATTTTACGCCCTTAATAAATCTTAAAATTGCCTCAATGCCAATGGTTCTATATTTTAAATTGTCTAAACTGTGAGAAGTCCACCGCCAATTTAATTCGTTTAATTGCTCGGTTATGGTTTTTAAACTGCGCCAATGTTCTGGTTCAGTATATACTTTTTTATGGTATCTTAACATCTTGCTTTACCTCTCTTAAAATATCCCCTCTAACTGCCTCGCCTTGCGCTTATCTCTGGTCTGGTCAATAGTTATTGCCTATCCTTACTATATCGGCTCTTGGCAACTTTTTTATTCCTTGCCTGTATATCTAACCATTTCCTTATTTTAATTGCTCGGTCAATAATTAAGGTCTGGCTCGGCTCTCGGTTCTCTCGCCTTAATTCCAATTCTGCTAAATCAAATAGGTTCATATTATAACTCTCTTTTTTTATATAGTTTTTAATATCTTACCCTTAACTGATAAATAACCTCTATCAATTAAATTCTGTGCCTGTCGCCCATAACTGCCCTGTAACGCCCACGCCTTGCCTGTTTTAATTAAGTGGCTAAATAATTCTAATATCTTATCCCCTCTTAATTCCCCTGCCTCGTAACTTATAATATAATCTACTAAATTAAACTTTGTCATTATATCACCGCCTTTTTTTAATATAAATCTATCTGTAAAATACTTTCAATAGTCGCAACCAAACCCTCAAAAGTTTTTTTACCCCATAAAGTTTTATAAAATCCTTTACGGTCTTTTTTAACTTGTAAAATCTCAATTAAATTTCTTGCCTTGACTTCGCCTTTTGATAAATTTCTCATCTTAAATCACCCCCTTATATTGTATCACTTGTTTAAAAATAGTTTAACCTTGTCCTTGCTATGCCTTAAATTTTTATTATTTATAAACTGCCTCAAAAAATTTCTCTTTATTAAATCTCTCATTGTCGGCTTTTAATATCTCGCATAAATAACTAAAAGCTAAATATACTCCGCTTTTAATTGCTTTATTAGTCGCTGATTTCTCGGCAGTATTTAGTGCCTCTGCTATCGCTTTATAGTCTTTTCTTGTCATTATTTTCACCCCCTTTATTTAAAATTTTAAATCCCCCAATCATACTAAAGTATAACATATATTTCTTACTTTGTCAAGGTAGTATTATATAATTCTTTTTTAAGTGTAAAATGCAAATCCTCTTTACTATTCATATATATAGTAATTATTTTTTTGTCTGGCGTAATTACTAAAATTAAATCTTGTAAATTATTGTAACCTATTCTATAACAAACCTTTACAATAATATCGCTATCGGTATAAAATTCAAAAATCTGGCTCAGAATTAGTTCTATTCCTTTAATAAATAATAAAATGCCCTCTAAATCTACCGCCCTAAATTTTAAGTTATCTATACAATGATTAGAATATAACCAATTTTTATAATTTAATTGCTCGGTCAATTCTTTTAATTGGCTTATATGCTTTGGCTCAAATCCTATTTTAATATGATATCGGTTCATTAGTCGCCCTCTTTTAAAATTCCTAACGGTCTTTTAGAATAATATAATTGGCTCTCTAATTCTCTACCTTTTAACCAATTAACCGCTAATTTATTAAGTGCTGTATTCTCTGCCTCTTTATCATTTAAAATGTTACCTAAATAAACAGACTTATGTTTTAATAAATGCGCTTGATTAGTTCCCTCTAAAATAAATAATTGACTGTCAATAAATAATCCTGCTTCAATAATATCTTGCGGATTATAACCTCTTGCCCTTGCAAGTTCCCAATGGTGTAGAGTATCGCTTTTAAAATGTTTTAGGTCTTTAGTTATAATGTATTTTAATTCTCTCATTTTATCCCCTCTCTTAACTTCTAATTAAGTATAACATAAATAAAACCAAATGTCAAGGTAAAATAATAAAATAAATTAACCTCTATAACTAATAAAAAATCTATGGTATAATACTATAAATAAAATGCCTATAATAAAAAATAAATACTTGCTTGCTGGCGCAATTTATAAACGCCAAAAATATACCTTAAAAAACCGCTTTAGTATAATACTAAATTATAAAACTACTACCTCATAAATAACTATAACTTATTATAAATAAATAAGTTATAATCAACGGGTGGGGTTAGGATTAGCAAAAAAGGTCTTTTTGGCTCGGAAGATACCGACT